CCCGGACTGACGTGTGTAGCTACCCGCGTCACTTACCGTGACAAAGGTAGCATGGCGGCGGTAGCGTATGCCAGTTAGTTCAGATCTGGCATACATGATAGGACTTGCCACTTGATCAATCAAAAGTGGCCGTCCGATGGAAACTCCGGTCGTCTCGTCAATTTGACGGACGATTCGGGGCCTCCTTTGCTTCTGATGAGCAGCCTGCACGTGAAAGTACACATGCGGTTTACCATCAGACCTAAGTGCATTCCAACAGTACGGATCATGACGTAATTCCTCCCTCAACCTAGGTTTAAACCTGAGGTATGAGAATCGGTAAACGCCATGTCCGACATGTATGGGTGCAGCACATTGGAATCGCCTGAGAAATACCCAGTGCGATAGCGTCGGACACTTGATACCAGCCTCATCGGGGTAGTCGGACGGGACAAGTTTAATCTTGCCCGCTACGACCACTAACTCCGTGGCTAGGAAACCAAGTGTGGTGCCTATCTCATACTCAGACCAGCGGGCCAGTAATCCATTGACCCACTTGTAGAGTATGGCCTCGTAAGCTCGAGGGCCTACGGTAGCCGGGCCGTTCTGTGGTTGGAACGGCCGAACGTCCACCCCGTGGAAGTAATCACCTCCACAGGACTCCCTGAAATGGCCAGACGCAAACGTCTTATCGACGTTCAGCACAAAGCCAAACTGCGGAAAGTAATGCGCAACCCATTTATGCATTCGTGAGGAGTAAATCATATCATCCCCATAAACGCTAATGGTGCGCCTATCTCGGCGGTCAAACATTATCGCCTCGATAGACTTCAGCAGTGCCAGGAAGACCAACGTTTGCAACGGGAACGTGTACCCTATGCCCATTGTGCAGAAAGTTAAACTCTCTACATTTGAACCATCGGGCAGACGGACCGTACCAATCCTTGACTGTCGTAAGATCTCGAACCAGTCAGGCGGAAACAGTCGTCTAACAAGCGCCTCGGTAATGGAATCCGATGCGCTCGACAGGTCAGCAGTAACATACAAACCATGTATGCTACCCTGACGAGCTAAGTACCGGTGCCTCTCTTGGAGGCGCCGAATATCGTAGCCAACCCGTCGCAGTCTCAATCGAATCATCTCACCTATACCGTAGCTCATGTACGAGCCAATAGTGGTATTCGGCATGATTGCTCTCAGAGACTTGAACGTCTTCGGGACTAACGTCAGCGTCAGGGAGCTCGTCTCCTGGTACGTGGCATCCGTTTTACGGGACGCACTGCGTTTCCTCCGCGCCCAATACTCTTGGACAACGGGGATTTGACTCATCTCTGAATCAAA